TTTGTTCATGATTAATGACACGTGATCCAGAATGAAACTTTTCACATGTCGAAGCGGGAGGTCTGTTCCTCGCTCTTCAATTGAATCAACGATATTTTTCATTCCGAATGACCAGCCTTTCAGCTTTCCAGCTTTGGCACCGGCTATTGTTTCGGGATCTGTTATCACTGTACTGGCATGTAACCCAATCGAATCCTCTCGGAGTTCAAGGGTTTTGGCTTTTGTGCTGGCTAACAGTTTGTCATCTCGATGATCAAGTAGCATTGTTACATCGTCAGTAGTATCAAGAGATTTCTGGAAAGCCCTCTCTTCGATAACTTCGATGACTCTTTGACCGTTTCCTGTAATTACAGGCCGGCTCATTTTCCCTGGTACATTGACGTATCCGGATATATGCAATCCGTCCGCCCTAATTTCGCATCTCACATTTATCACCTCCTTTCCCAATATCTCTTTGATGCTTAAATTCTTATCATCGACATAGTGGTCGGCTTGTATCTTTCGAGTATCGCCGCCATATTTTTTTATAATTTCGTCGAGGTTCTCATTAACCGCATCAAATTCTAATTCTTGAGTTTTGCACCAATCAACAGCTTCTAGCAGTTGGTTTTTTGTTCTGCAGGTCCACAGGATAAGTTTGTCTCCTGCCTGTTTCCGTTCCTTGCACCAGTCGATAACCGGTTTAATCGGGTTCCCTATCTTCGGAAAGAGGTTCTGGCATAGCGTTCCGTCAAAGTCAATCGCCAGGATCATCTTCTACCACCTCTTTTACAGGCTCCTCAGTCTTCTTAATGTCCGTCATATCCTGCTGCTGGTTTGTGTTTGGGGTGTATATGGATTTTGTCTTAGTGTCGTATAGCACCGAGTTAAGACCCAGGTTGATCCAGTCAATGTCGAAGGCTTCGTAGTCTTCCATATATCTGACTTCATCAATTTTCATGAATCCTTTTTCGATTGCGACTGCGTATGCGTCGAAGCGTTCTTTTATGCTACCCTTGAGCATTTCTTTGGTATCAAACGCAAAATAATAGGACTGCTTCTCTCTTTCGAGTAGCATGTCCCTGTTTAGTGCGCTTGTTATTGCTCGGAGTAGCGGAAGAATCCCCATCTTAAACGCGTTAGAATATTCCTTTTCGGATGCTGTTCCATTGATTACATTGACCGGAAAGAGGAACAGCTTGCAGATTTCTTCAGCATTGGTCTTTTTGTTTTCGTTCAATTGCATTTCCACAGAAGTGTTGCTTGATTCCGCAAAGTCGATACCTTCATTCAACACAACAACATTTTCAGATGCATTGCTGTATAGTTTTTTAAATGCGATTTTCAGTTCATCCATAACTGGTTGTGTTAATTTTCTGGCTGACTTCAGAAATCCTTTCTTATTGCCGCCCTTTTGTACTAATGTTTCTTCAAAAACTAAAGAGTTATAAGCTACACTTAAAACGGTTGAGCTTTCATTGATGACACTTTTACCTGAAGCACCGTCCTTTGTATTCCTTAGTATCTTCACAAACTCGTGAGGCATATAGGTATTTGCATTCACTAAAATACTATAGTTTTTAAAAATCGGATCAGTATTCGTTGTGATGCTTACGCTTACATCATCGACATAGTGCAGACTTTCAACATTGTTCCCACTTCTTTTTATATATCCATACCCGCCCTTGCCAAGAAAGTAGTCCGTCACCATTGCTCGCCAGAATTGAACCGCATCGAGTGTGTCGCCTGTATCATCGTTCAACAACCTCAGGCGATGATCATCTTTTACCTCAGTAACCTTGCCGTCCTTTTCTTGATATAGTTTAATTGGCAACATTGACACCGTATCGGCAGCGTATTTGATGCATCCTGCCACGCTTGGAATGTTCAAGGCTTGTTCTTTTGTCAGTGTTTCCCTACCCAACAATGCTTCTAGTAAAACATTATCAACCGCTGGTGTGACCGGGTCTGCTCTTTCTTCTGATTTCTTTCGACTGAATAATCCCATTGGTTCACCTCCCTTTTAAAATACCTGTACGCCAAAATCTTCAACACCGAATAGCATATTTTGTTGCAGTAAATAAGTCGCATTAATCAATGCGACAACTTCATCCACCTTGCCGGCAGACTTCTTTTTGTTGACATATGAATTTTCATTTGTGTCTTTCGTGCATCGTGCATTCTGGAAATTAATTTCAAGCATTCGATTCTCGTCATACCGGAACATCTTCTTGAGAATGTATTCTCTTAATAGTTTTGTCGGCATGTGCAAAACTGAACTATGCTGTTTAATTTCCACGCATTCAAAGCCGGCAGCTTCTAATTTTTGAACCGTACTTACTGCATTCCATCTGTCATAACCTATCTGCACTATCTCAACACCATACTTCGCTTGTATGCCCTCTAATTGACCTCCAGGGCGTTCCAAATTGCCAATGATAAAGTCTTCAATGTAAGAGTAATCAATCACCTCGTCACCGCACGCGAAGCAGACACCATCTTTTATCAGCCGGTCATAATCAACATGCTCTTTATTCATCTTAAATTCTTTTCTTCCGGCTGGAATGAAGCCGAACACCTTGCTGTAAATCATGTCGTGGTCTTCTGTCACCATCGCGAGTGCCACGTTATCGTCCGTTAACGCTAAATCTAGTCCGAGATAAACCTTTTTGCCTTTCCAAAACTCAAGATTTTCAACCGTCTTGCACTCCTTGACCTTCGTAATCTCTACATAGCCCTCGACTCCAAGACCTTTATACTTGATGTTGTTGTGCTTGCAAAGGTAGTTCTCTCTTTTGTTTTCGTATAACGTCGCTAGTGTTCGCTTCTTCCTGATCTCGTCAAATATGTATTGGTGGCTATATGCTACTGGGTTTGATTGATAGATGATGACGTCATCTGTTTGCCACTTGTCGCCTACTGAATATTCATCGTTAGGCTCGTACAATAAAGCGAAATATCGCTTGTCGTCCATCAATCCGTCCAGGGTTTTCTTTGCAATATCCACTTCGTCAATCATTACATTGTCGTCGTTTGGGTATTGTGTGCTGATGATGATCCCTAGTTTGTTAAACAATGTTATCTGTGAGGATCTCATCGCTTCTACAGGGTAGTCATCCATGGCCCCGGCTTCATCCGCCAAGTACGCGTTAGCAAGCTTACCATCCATTCCGTCATTGCTATATGCAAGAGGTGTGTATTCAGAATCATTGAGTAAGCATATGATCTGACTTCTCAATATTTTAAAGGCTGGTTCATCCGGATCATATAATGCTGGACTGACTTTTATAATTTTTCTGATTGCGCTTTTCAGCTCGCTCGATAATTTTAAATCAGGAGCCACAGAAAAAAATCTACTAAAGGCATTCTCAGTCAACATTAATAAAATAAAAATGACTCCTGAATTAAATGTTTTAAAATTCTTTCTGCATATCTCTAATAGCGCTGTAACATAATACCGAATATCTTTCTCTTCATCGTTCTTTAGCTTAGTACAGAAGACCGCCGTGATTAAGAGCCACGCATAATCCTCCAGACCGTCGTACATGCTGCAATGTAAATCTGGATGGACCATAAGCTTTAATAGTTTGGAAATCTTCGCATAAGCTTTCTCGTCGATATAAGCGTCATCTTCAAGGCCATCCACAATGTTCAGCCATAATTGTGCTTGTCTCTTTACGTACACACCCACATAATTGTTATCTTCCCTAATGCACCACCTCGCATACTGGTAAGCCTTGCCCTCATTAATCATTTGCCAATGCCTGTGCTAGTGCGTTTTCTTTCTTCTCAACTTTACGTGGTACATTTCGAAGTGCTGATGCAATAGTCATGATGCTTTCGCGTTCGATATCAAGGAGCATTCTTCTTTTCGTTTGGAGATTAGCATCGAGCTTTATGATTCCGTTTTGCATAACAGCCATTTGCCTGGAGTGATCCATTAACATTAATGCTGCTGATTCACGATCTTCGATTTTATTAACAACATTCTCGAATGATTCCTTGAGTTCTTTCACCAGGCTGTAAAAATACACCTTTTGTTCTTCGAGATCATTACACTCAGCTTGAATCAGACAGTACCGGTTGATGACTGGCTCATAGATTGAGTCGTTCTTCTCCAAGGTATTCAATAGCTTTGAAAGTCTTAGAAACTCTTTGTGGGCTTGAACATTATTCTTTACCTCAGGTCGTTCTTTCAAGTTAGATCCACCAAGTAAAGCTTTCTCCCCCCGGTCCCGTTGCTTCATTTCAGCTTTGGTACGATGGGATTTTTTCTCGGTTGCTAATACTAAATACGGTTTTGGTGGTCGTCCTGCCATACCATCACCTCCTCTCAAGGTCCATTTTGGGAATAGATTGTCTCTGTAGG